CAATAACCGCTTTTTAATGCGCCGAGCAATGGATGCTGTTATAAAACGCAAGTTCGAAGAGTTGGAGGAGGCTGGTGTAGGGTCGGGAAAAGATATTGCTGATCTCTTACACCTCAGCCATAAAATGAGCATGGACTTGTTAGATCGTGAGATACAGCTGGAAAAGTTGCGTACTGACACAGCGCCCAGCAAGCAGGTAAATGTACAAATCAATGAAGGTGATGGCAGCAAATATTCGCAGCTTATACACAAATTAATCAGTGGCGAGGTATAGAAAAATATGGAACATAGTTTTAGTTTAGTTAGTGGTCAGTTTAAACCATTGCGTGGTGGTAGATATTGTGTAGACACTAGCCGTGCTCCTCTGTCAGTAAACTTACCAGATCCACAAGACCTAATACCTGGCGAAGCAGTATTTTTTATGGACATGACAGGTAGTTTTACAAAACACCCGCTAACACTTTTAGCTGATGGTACAACTATTAATGGTACAGCTAGTAGCCTAATCCTAGACACTAGCGGTGACAGCATTGGCCTGACTTGGACTGGTACAACCTGGAGAACCTATGAGTAATACTATCTATACTAGCAAACATTTTACTCGTCACGGTCAAGCTAGTGCTACACCAGTTGCTAGTGTACCTGGACCAGCTGGAGCTGTTGGTGCTCGCGGTCCTCAAGGTGAACCAGGCGTAGGCATTGTAGCCGCAAAGCTTGAAGCCGGTAAATTAATATTTACCCTAAGCAATGGCACTACACTAGACGCCGGTAACTTACTAGAGTTGATTAAAGGTGTTATGCCAGCTGCACCAGCTGTTGCACAACCTGCACCTACTGTACGCGCCGTAGGAGCTGCTAGACCACCAGTATAATTAAAGGAGCACTTTAGTGTTAGTAGTAAGCAGGCCTGACATAGACTGTGAACACATTACAGACTATGATCCGGCTAGACGATTTATTAAATTGCCTATTGACAACTACTTACGGTTAATGGGCATATATGATACTATCAATCGTCCACAGATTGCCTTAATCAATGCAGTCAATAGCCCGCAGTACAGATTTATTTGCGCTGCACTTGCCAGACGATTAGGCAAAACCTATATAGCTAATATTATAGGTCAATTGGTAACACTTATACCTGGCTGTAATGTATTAATTATATCGCCTAACTATAATTTAAGCTCTATTAGTTTTGAGCTGCAGCGTAAATTGATAAAACACTTTGACCTTGAGGTTACTCGTGATAACCTTAAAGATAAGGTAATTGAACTGTCGAATGGTTCAACTGTACGTATGGGCTCAATTAGCACTGTTGATAGTACGGTTGGTCGCAGCTATGATCTGATCATATTTGATGAAGCTGCCCTGTCGGAACATGGTGAGCGAGCATTTAATGTTGCCTTACGCCCTACCCTAGACAAGCCTAACAGCAAAGCTATATTTATTAGCACACCGCGTGGTAGGCAAAATTGGTTTAGTCAATTTTGGAATCGTGGCTTTGATGCAGAGTTTAAGGAGTGGATTAGCATACAGGCGGACTATACTGAAAATACTCGTATGAGTGCTGGCGATGTAGCAGAAGCTAGACGGTCAATGCCTAAGTCGGAGTTTGAGCAGGAGTATATGGCTAGTTTTACTAGCTATCTAGGTCAAATCTATGAAGGGTTTTTACAGGAGTATATAGTCGACGAACTACCAGAAACTGTACGTGGTGAAGCTTTTGCTGGCTGTGATCCAGGATATAGAGATGCTACCGGATTTGTAGTTGTAGTCTACGATCCTAGCACAGAGTACTACTGGGTTGTTTGCGACTACTGTGAAGCAGAGCGCAGCACTGCACAGCACGCTGCGCACTTTCATAAAATAATTGCCGAGTACAGTCCAGAGGTAATATTTATTGACAGTGCAGCTGCACAGTTTTCAAGTGATCTTGCCTATACCTACGACATTTCGACTACTAAAGCTAAAAAAGATGTGTTACCAGGTATTGCCTATCTACAAACAATTATACAACAAGGAAGGCTTAGAGTACTTAAACGCTGCGAACATGTTTTAGCTATGTTAGATCAATATCGTTGGGACGACCGCGAGGGACTTGTTCGTGAACGACCTAAACATGATAAGCACAGTCACATAGCCGATGCCTTACGGTATGCAATATACAGCTATGTGGTATAAAAAAGTGGTATTGACTTTTTGTGTGGTTTTAGGTTAAAATAGCTAAAATGTTCAGAATTGTTGATGTTATGGCCATAAATACTAATAAAAGAATCGCCGTTAAGTGGATTAGAGACAAGGCTAAAAGCGCCTACGAGAAACAACATAGTTGCTACATATGTAACAGTACTAATGAGCTAGAGCTCCATCACTTGCATAGCATTACCCATCTCTTAGAGGTGTGGGCAAAAGCAAATAATTATGATATTAGTACTGATCAAGGTATACTTAGTGTTCGTGACGAGTTTATTAGTAACCACCGTGAACAGATATATGATTTAGTTTACACCCTGTGTAATCGCCATCATGTACAACTGCACGGAATTTATGGTAAAAGTCCTTTACCTAATTCGGTTACTAAACAACAGCACTGGATACAAGTACAGCGTGAAAAGCATGTGTCAGGCGCTAGTAATTATCGTGGAAGCAAGCCGCAGTCCGGTTCGTTTAGCGAATTTACAGGGGGCTTAAGTGGCACTAGAAAGATTTCGTAGCTGGGTAGTTGAAAAACTAAATCCAGCACAAGTAGTAATAGCTAGCGATGAAGGCAGCAGCGTTCAAAGCAATCAGCGCATAGTAAGTTATAGAAACGCTTTTCGCCATATCGATAGCGTAAATAGAAGTGTAAATATGGTAGTTAGTGCGTGTAGCTCACTAGACTATGATATTAAAGACAAAATACATGATGGTGTGGTTAATGGCATACGTCAAAAAACCTTAAACACACTACTTAATTTTAGACCAAATCCGTTTCAAAGTGCACAAGACTTTCGCAGAGAGTTATTTAAAGACTTACTATTAGATGGTAATGCTTTTATACATTTTGACGGTACGTTTATGTATCACCTGCCTGCGGATAACGTAGAAATTCTAACAGACCCTAAAACGTTTATTCGTGGCTATAAATATAATGCTGGTGTAACTTTTCCTGAAAGCGAAGTTTTTTACTTTAAAGATATTAATAGTAATAGTATCTATCGTGGATCTAGCAGACTAGAAAGTTGTTTGAATAATATTGATATACTTTATAGTATGCAAGAATTTCAGCAAAAGTTTTTTGATAACGGCACTATATTTGGACTAGTACTTACCAGTGAAAATACACTAAGCCCACAGGCTAAAGAGAAAACATTGGCATACTGGCAGCAGCGATATAATAGTAAAAGCGGTGGCAAGAGACCAATTATCTTAGACAGTGGACTAAAACCGCACAAGCTAAGTGATCAAAATTTTAGCGACCTAGATTTTGACAAAGCCATACGTACACACAGTGAGCGTATAATGACTAGTATAGGAGTTCCACCCATACTATTAGCAGGAGGTAATAATGCTAACATTGCCCCTAATTTACGCTTATTTTACTTGGAAACAGTATTGCCAATTGTTAAGCTATACATTTCCGCAATTGAGCGATACTTTGGATATGACGTGGAAGCGATAACTAGTACTATTAGTGCTTTACAACCAGATATAAGCGAAATCGCAAAATATCATAGCACATTAGTTAATGGCGGAATCATTACACCAAATGAAGCCAGAATAGAATTAAGGTATCCTACACTAGCAGGTGGGGATACGATAAGAATACCTGCTAACATAGCAGGTTCCGCAGCTGATCCATCGCAAGGTGGTAGGCCTAGTACGACGAGGGAGTAATATGACTAAAAAAATTGATAAATTACTCTATTTAAGCAGCAAGTTTACCGCTAGTACAGAAACTGACGATAGCATTTATATTGAAGGATATGCTAGCACAGTAGACCGTGATAGACAAGGTGATGTTATTCCTATGAAGGCATGGAATGAGGGGTTAAGTAATTACCTTAAAAATCCAATTATACTAGCCTATCACAACCATCAAATGCCAATTGGCAAAATGGTAGAGCATAAAGTCACTGATCAAGGATTATGGGTGCGTGCCCAGATTCCTCAAGAAATAGGTGACGTTTACAAGCTGATTAAAAAGGGTATCTTAAGCGCGTTTAGCGTAGGATTTAGAGTAAGAGATGCTGATTATGACAGTGCCTCTGAATCTTTTCTTATCAAGGAATTGGAACTACATGAAATTAGTGTTGTTTCAGTACCTGCTAACCAAAACACACTATTTAGTTTAGCCAAGGCATTTGATAATGCCACAGAGTTTGAGTTATATAAACAGCAATTTGCACCAGCGCCAGTGGCATCAGCTAAAAAGCTCGATACACCAAAAGCAGCAAAAAGCACAACAAAAGAGGAATGGGACATGGATCCAAAAGATTTAGAAAAGTTACTAGCAGATGCTGCTGCTAAAGCTGCTGAACAAACTGCTAAAGCCGTACTAGAAGCACAAGCCAAAGCTGCTGAAGAAGCACAGCGTAAAGTGCAAGACGAAGAAGCACTACAAGCAAAAATTAAGGCTGCCGTTAGCGCAGTTACTCCTGCTGCCCCAGCTGTACAAACAGTCGACACAGGTGCAGAACGTCTACTAAGCGATATTGAAAAGCGCCTAGAAGATCAAGCCACAGAGCATAGAACAGCCCTAGAAGGTCTAGAGTCAGCTATCAAAGAAAAAGCC